TGAATTTCAGCAGATGTTTTATTCTCTACAAAATCAGGTGTCTCAATATCTGTGATCGAGCATTGTTCCATGAAGTCTCTAACTTCTACATATACCTTTTTTGTTCCACTCGTTCCGGTTGTTATTCTTATTCCTTTTTCAGGTATTCGTCCATAAAACTTTGGGTGTGTTTTCCCATCGTATTCTATTGAAAGTCTGACTGTAATTCCAACTTTAAACCCGGTTCTACAATTGATATGACCAGGTGAATAATAACCAATTAATCCGGCACTATTGATCTCTGAATTATCAAGAGAGAAAAACATAGTCCCCGTTGAAGCCGTCCTTGCTAAAGGCGATTGTTCTCTTATTCCATAGGATACTGAAATATTATCAGGACGTAAAACATCCTCTGACACGTCAGTCCAAGCGCCAGCGGTTCCTGCTAATTGCATCTCTATCTTAAAACAGTTTTCACATGTCATATTATGCCAGTAAAATGGCGTCCCTCATTTGTGTTGGAAGTCTACCCATGTTTACATTGAGTTGATTGATAGCATTTAGTAATTCCCTGTTTGTATCCTGTCTGCTTACTGTTATCTTTTCACCAGCGCTTGCAGTGGCTACGCCACCCATGTCAAAACCCTCATACCCAGCCCAATTTGGGACTGTGAACGAACCGCCGCTTGCCATCTCTTCTTCTTTAGCCGTACCCGGTTTTGGAATTACTAGACTTGACTTACCACCGCCACCCCTAACTACGTAATCAATGTAAACCGTATTGTCTTTTTCAGCATTCTCTCTATGTTTAAGAAATTCATCAGCAGCAGCACTAGCTTCTCGATATGCCGTTAATGCAGTGTCTGCATAGATACCCCATTCAATGCCTTTTTGGATTAACCATTCCGTTTCTTTGTCATCCAAAATTCCATCGGCTGCTAGTTTTTCTTGCATGTATCCAAGAATGACCGTGTTTGTTTTTAATTGGTAAGCATCCATCTCTTCTTGAATGGTTTGATTTATTTCACCTAATTGTCCCCTAACTTCTTGTACTTTTTTACTTTCCTCTGAATATCCCCTGCTTTTTAAGTCTTGAAGTTTCAAAAAAAGATCAAAACTTTTATCGTGCAATTCTTCAAGTTTATCTGAATAGTCCTGTTCAATGTCAGTCCAAGTCTCAATTTGGTTAATCTTTTCTTCATTAAGACTTGTAATTGCTTTGTTCATCTCTTCTACTGTTAAAATTGATTCTTCAGTTGCACCTGATAATTCCTTAACGGCAGCAGAAGCGCTTAATAGCCCAGAACCCCACCCCATTAATGAGCTAGTGGATTGTTCTGTTGCATCCAAAGCAAGCCATTGATATTTAGTTAATAAACCAATGTCTTCTGATATTAACCTTGCTCTTTGACGCGCTTCTTCTACTACAATTGAACCATCGCCAACCCCTTTAATTAATGCGGCGTCCTCTGCTCTTAACCGTCCAGTTGCAACCGCTACCTTTAGAATACTATCTCGGTAATACTCAAAAGATTTCCCCTCATCGTGCACTCTTTGACTTGTCTTAATGACTTCAGTTCTAAAGTATTCACCGACTGTCATTATTTTATTCAATGCGCTAATAGCTTCTGATAATGGCGGGATTAGTTTTTTACCAACAGCTTCTCCCAGTTCACCAACATTATTTTTGAAAATAGCAATTTGTCCGGCATGGGTTGTCCCCATTGCCTTCGCCATTCCACCGACCTCTGTGTTCAACTCGGATAAAATTAACTTTTGGTATTCAGCAACTTGTCCAGTTTCAAATAACTCTTTTGCCATTGAAATTTGTGCTTCTGAAAATGACACGCCAATTCTTTTCATGGCAGCCATTCCAGATGGGTCATTTAATGTTTTTCCAAGTTGAATAACGGATGATTGTAAATCTTGTCCAAACGCGGCAGACATATTCATTGCTGCTTCTATTGCATCCGGGAATATCTCTTTCCCCACTTTTGTAAAAGTGAGCATCAACGCTTCAGCTTCTTTGATCGTTTCTTCGGAATTTACGGTTACTTTTGAAAGTGACGATGCAACGCTATCTAGGGACTCTTTTGTCATCCCTGAAATTCCCCTTGTTGAATCTAATACTTGATTTAGCTTTGTGTCTGCTTTTTCAGCTTCCATTGCCTCATTGATAACAAATTGCAACGCTTTTCCTGCAGCAGCCCAGGCAGCGGCAGCGGTCAAACTAATTCCAATAGCAGACTTAAAACTATCGTTCATTTTGGATAATCCGGACTTCGAATTAGCCAACCCTTTTTCAAGGTCGGCTGTTTTCGCTCCGATGTTATACCACATTGACCCTATTTGACCCATGTTACCTCTTTAACTCTTTTGCCTTTGCACGACCGTCCTCTATCTGAAAATGGTTTTGTAAATCTTGCATAGACAATGCTCTTACTTCAGGCAACGTCCACCCCATTTTTTCAGCAAGCGACCACTCAATTAATTCTATTGGAGCGGGTGCACTAAAACCGACACACGCGTACACCCGCTCACTTAGTTTGGGTCAATCGGCTTTATTGCTTTGTCAACTAAGGCGTTATAGAACCTTTTGGCTTCGTTCATTTTCAACGAGGTAATAACCTTTTCTTCAAGTCCGGTAATTCTACAAAGTATTTCTACTTCTTTTTTTCTCGCAAATACCGGACTTCTAAGATCCTGCCATTCACCAAAAGTTAACTTGTCTAAATCGAATGTAACTTCATCCCCATTCGGTAAAACGTAATCAGCCATTAGTTAGTCCCTTCAACCCTGGTTCCATTCTGTTGGAATGAGATAGACGCGGTAACTTTATCAGCATAAGGATGCGAGAATCCAACACCCTTTGAAATAGCCGGTATTGTATATTTCGGTTTTGTGGTTGCGGTTCCCTCAGGTTGCCACATCAACGTACCAGCCAAACCCTCGGTCAATGTCGCCCAAGTTGCCGTACCCCTTAGATTAGTTCCTGATTGGAAGTAAGATGACATTGATACTTGACCATCTTTTACCCCGTTGATGTATTTCTTGTTGGAATCAGCACCCGAAGTCTGGTCGATCAAATCAATTGACGGGGTATAGTCAAATGTGGTTTGATCGCCAGAGATAATATTAGTTCCCGATCCTTGAAACCATGTTACAACTAAAGCACTTCCTGAATATGAATTTGTACTCATGTTTTATGTCCTTTCAACACTTAATTCTGTATAAAGCGCCTGCGTAGAAAACAGGTTCGCCATTGCTTAAATATTCTGTACCTTCAAACTCTCCCTCTCTGGCAGTCCAGTAGTTATTCCTGCCGCTAATACTTAATGTTTTTCCATGAAGTAAGTTGTCTATTTGTGCATCGATATTTCCAGCGGATGCCGTTGATGTTTTTGTATAAGCTCTAATAAAATAGACAACGTTCTTTTCCCTGTTAGGTGTCTCATTAGCCTCACCACCGCCTTGTAAGTTAAAAACCACGTAAGGATACGCAGCCGTTCCAGCACTATCTTTATAAATAGAATTAGTGCCAGCGAGTAAAGCTGTTAACGCGGTTCCCTGTTGTAGTGTCAAATAAATCGCAGCACTAATTTGATTCATGTCCTGTAAGACCTTTCCAACGCTCACCACTATTAAACTTCTGTGAGACACTTTCAGCAGCAGGAACTAAATAGGGTTGAGCGGATTGCTTACTCGTACCAAACTCAACGAATTCTGCATAATTTACACTAGGACCAACATTGACAAATCCTTTTTCTGGTTTTGGGTGTTGAATAGTTGTAACCTTTGGGTTTTTTGATAATGCGTTTGAACTGGCAACGTCAAAAGTGTTACCATCTGGAGTCTCTGTATAAATAGAGTTTCTCATAGCCGAAGTGTCAACAGGCGCTAGTTGTTTAGCCGCGCTCTCAATATCGAAGCCAATAGTTCTTATGATGGCATCCCGACTCATTCCGAGTGCCTTCATAACTCTATCAACTTCTTTAGTATCAATAATGACATCATTCATACTTTTTCCAGCTCGGCTCTTACAGTGATATTCCACGATCTATCTTGTCCGCTCACATTAACCACGTTGTATTGCACCGTTCCATAGGCGAACCTATTGCCTGTTGTAATTACCGTATCATGGGGAAGGGTGACAACCGTCTTTTGGTAACTCTTATATCCACCGCCTTGCGTTTGCTCTCTTCCGTTTACCACGTCCAATCTGCAATCAATCGAAGTAGTTCCCGCCCAAGTCGTAGTATTACCGCCTTGACCATCTGACACTACCGTTCCAGCAAGGATTGTCCCGGTATCCGGCATTGTCTCTAATACCTGGTTTCGCATAAATGCTAACTGACTGGCGCTAATAAATCCCACTCATGTCTCCTCTGTAAATTGATACGGTATTCTGTTTACCCATACTTCGCATATCAGATGCTTGTTTTTGATAGGACTGAAATACCTGGCTATTCTTTATAGAATGGTTGTCACTAGACCAATCGACTTGATTAGCCACGTTAGCAGCTTTACGATCCAAAATATCGGCAGCGGCGCTATAAACATCATATGTTCTTCCTGAAGCATAGAACGCCGTACCCACTGTGTCATTGGTGAACGTAATTACCCCGCGCGTGTAATCAACTGAATATAGAGCGGTTCCTACAACAGTCCCGCCAGCCGTCTGTAAGTAAAAATTTGTCCCGGCTTCAATATAAGGCTCTGTGTGAAATTCTTTATAAACCACGGATCCAACGGCTTGTTCTGGATATACTTCAGTTGGCATGAATTGAAAGTCTTTTCGGTTGTTATCTAAGGCGGTTTGGATATGGTCATCTGACCAATAGACAGTAGTACCTACGGTCATCTCATTAGTTC